TCATCAGCATTCTCATCATCGTTATTGTCATTCTCATTTTGATCTAATTCCGAATTATTCATCAATTTTTCTAAAATATCAACCATTTGTTGTTGAATATTTACATTATTTTCGTTATTAGTAAAAAAAATATCATCTTTCTCAATTTTTTCAAAAAAATCTTCTAAATTTGTTGATTTCGTTCTGACAGTTGTTCCAATTAAAGATAATGTTTGTAGAAATTTCCAAATTGCCTCTTTATTTTGTGAATTAATTGTTTTAGACCAAATTGATGATAAATCAAAGTTATCAAAACAAATTAAAGGTTTATTAAATAACAGTTCATCTTTTTGAGATATTTTATCTAAATTTTTTTCAATAGATTTCATAAATATTTGTAACGGTTTCGTATCATTTAAATTTTCTATTAATTTCAAATTTGCAGTATCATTTGGAAAACATTTTTGTAAATTACCAATAAAATCATTCAATGTATTATTAAATGTTGTTACTAATTCCATAACTTTTATAAAAATTATGATTTTTAAAATTTAACCGCAAATACATGTTCAAAAATGAATTCATTTATATTTGTCTGTATCCATTTTTTCTAATTTTTGCTTCTTGTGAAATTTGTTTATTAGATTTTTGATAAAATAGAGGTGAAGTTCTTTCTTTTGGATAATTTAATAATCTGAACGGAGCAACTTCTCCTAAATATACAATTTCAGTTACATCTATTAAATTATTTTTTATATTAATATTGACGTGTGGCATTATCAAATCACTTCCAACTTTTGAATAATAAGCATTTGGAAATTTCAAATTTATAGTAAATATTGAATTTAAAGGTTTAAATTCACCTGAATTCGGAGTTTGATAATAAGCCATTGTATAATTTACAAATGGTAAAGCGGATCCAGAAAAAGATTGATTGTAATCTGGTTCAGCACATGCTAAATATGATACAGTAGTATCTTTTTTAAAATTCTTTAATTCGCAATTTAAAACGAGATTTCTATTATCTTTTTTTGAAATAGAAATTTTCAAATTATTAGATTCGTGTATCATTATATATATAAAAATATATTTTTAAAAATATTAAATAATATATGTTAGAATTACCAAATAATTGGACATTTTGGTATCATCATACAAAATTAGATGATTGGTCAAAAAAAAGTTATATCTGTTTAAATAAAACAAATATTTCTGAAGAATTTTGGGGAACATTTAAATTATTCTCTAAAAAACATTATGATGATGGCATCATTTTTATTATGAAAGAAAATATTTTTCCAGACTGGAGTGATCCTGCGAATTCAAATGGAGGATTTATATCTATTAAAATAGATACTAGAATAGACAATGTAAATATACAAAATATAGTTAAAATATGGCTTCAAAATTTAATATCAAATACTCTAATGCAAAAAAAATTAAATAATCTTATATTACATGGAATATCAATTAGTCCCAAGAGTGGACATTATGTATTAAAAATTTGGTTAAGAGAAAAATTGATTAAAGCTGGAGAAAAATTAAATCAATCATTACCATTAATTCAATATAATAAATTTATACCATTTTATAAAAAAAAATAACAAATTATTCAAAAAATAAAAAGTATAAATAAATTATTTTTGTTAACGCTTTTGTTAATAATGTAGTTTGCGTGTTCTATATTATTCTTTTTTGTTTATAAAGCAATCCTACAAAATCTGGACAAATTCCAGTATTTTTAATACAAATTAATTTACCATTCGTTTTTTGCCATGATTCGATACAATTATTAACAGCAAAAATTAATTTATAAGATAATGTATTACTTGCTATATTTTCATTATGTAAATATATACGTTCTAAACATTCTATCCATTTTTTATCAGTGCAATCAACATCGATATAATTTGATTTTTCAATATCCCATTGAAAATCAATAAAAGATCTTGATGGATAAAAATTTCCAGGATACCACAATTCATATTTTTCTTTTTTTTTATAAAAGACAATCATTCCAAATTTTATTGAATTATCTTTAAATTTTACAAATTTAAGTATATTTTTTTTTAATTTATTATACATTTCGATATGATTTTCTAATGTTAATCTTTGTTTAGCACCTATGTCAATTGAATAACATGATGAATTAACAATTTCGAATTTTTTATAAATTATTTCAAATTTTTTACAATTAAGTGAAGTTTTTAATACATGACTTTCTAAGTTTTTAATTGATTTATTTTTAGATTGCGATGATAAAAATGAATTATTACGTAATAATGGTAAAATTTCATTTTGCATATTTATTGGAAATTTTAACATTTTATTTAAAAAATTTGTAATACCATCTTTAGAAACATATTGATTTGAACCGGATTTAAAACAATTATATATGTCATTATAATTCATTTTAACTAAATTATTTGATGGCATAAAGTATGGAATTATTTCATGAATTAAATGAGTCGGTAATAAACCAAATGTATTTTTGCATTCTGGTCTTATTTTACAAAGCAAAATAGTATTTACTATTTTTTTTATATAATTACTTTGATATTTATGATTTATAGGAGACCAATCATTATTTAAACATAATAACGATTTTCTGTTTGGTAAATATTCTATTAAATTTGTCCAAATACTAGAAAACATATAATATAAAGTTTTGTGGGATATATTAAATTTATAACCTCTATATAAATCTAACCAAATGAATGACCATTCTCGGCTACTATAACGCAACATTATTGGATAAGGACGTATATTATTATTAGAATCTTCTTCTATACTAAATAAATGATCATTTAAATTAGCTAATATTTTTATAAAAAACAATAAACATTTTTCTTTAGTGTACATATAACATTCTAAACTATCAAATCCACGAATCAAATTATTTAAATTACAATTTTCATATTTTTGTTTTTGTTTATTAAACCAATTTAAACTAATTTGTATGTTTAAATCTAAAATAAAATTTTTATACACTTTTGACGATAATATACTGCAACCTTCAAATTCGACCTTGTTTAATAAATTAAAACTCTTATCACCTTTTGTTAAAGCACCTAATTTCTGCATTTTTGATAATAAACCATTAAAAAAACGAATTTCAGATGGTACATTTGTTACTAATATTGTATAATATGGAGTACATACACTATTCGCTCGGTTGGTTCGTCCAAATTGTTGAACTAATAATTCTGCAGTTCTCGGAGATTCTAATACTATATGATGTCTTTTACGTATGTTTTCAATATTTTTATTTGAATGTAAAGATATACCAGCACATCCACATTTAGTAATAATCGCTATTCTTTTAATATCATTTTGAAAATCTGAAATTTCTTTTTTTATATTTGGAACTTTTTCTAATTCAGAATTTTCAGATAATTTTGATATTATTGGTCTATATTGTCTACCCGATATTTCTGCAACATTATTTGATCCAAACACAGATAATATTATATCAATTGGATTATATGGAAATGTAATTCCAGATATTTTATAATTTTCTATATCTCCGTTATTTCTCTCAAATAAATCAAATATACAAGAAGTATTATTGCGTTTTGTAGCTATTTCACCGGTTGATTGTACACCAACTACTATAGATTCATTCTTCTCTAATGATTTATTTATTTCATTTATTACTGTTTTCATTTTAAAAGAAGTTAATAAATGTTGATAAAAATTCAAATTATCTATAGCATTATAGACATTTAATTTACACCATTCTTTATTTAATAAATTATAATACTCTATATCATCTTTACTTAAAGCACAAGTTTTTAACTCTAATTTAATGTTGTCATATCCTAGTTGACGACAAACCATTTTTCCTGAATGTTTTAATTGTAAAGCACACATTTCCATTGCAAGAGATCCATATTTATCTAATAAATATACAAATTGATTATAATTTTTCCATAAACCTAATTTTTCTGCATAATGCAATTGCTTTATATCACTTGCAGCAGTCGCTGTACTATAAATTATTCTAGGATTATTCAAAATTCTTTGTAAATTAACAATTGCTCGTCCACATTTAGAATTATTATTTTTAGCATAATGGGCTTCGTCAAATACTAATACATTATTATTGGTACTAGTTAACCAATTTTTTATTAATTCAAAATTAGTTTCACGTATTATACTACTATAAGTTGTAAAAAATATTCCATTTTTAATAGTCTTTTTATTTTTTAAATCTTTTTTTGTTAACCAAGAAGGACATTTATTTTTTAATTCTTTAACAATATTTAATTCATATTGTGCGTCATTTTCTAGAGATTTATTTGCACTTACCCATAATACACGATAATTTGACATATCGCGCATATATAACTCACTTATAATACTACATATTATTCGAGTTTTTCCAACACCGGTACCATCGCCTAATAAAAAACCACGACAATTATTATCAATACATTCTTTACTATACATAATATTGATTGCTTGTAAAATAGCTTCTAATTGAACATCAGATATATAATGATTATTATTCAACTTATTCGAATTATCATATTTTTTTTTTTTTAAATAAGTATTTAATTTTAATTGTGATTCAATATCACTAATATTTGGCAAAGATACCATTGACATATTCTCACTTTCATAAACATCACATGGATGTTTTATATATTTTTTTTTTAATTTATTTTTATTTGTCCATTTTATATAACTCATATATTATATAATTCGACATTATATATTTAAGTTATTTTTTATTATCTATTTAATAACAAAAATTAGGAATGATTTTTTTCTATAATATTTATTTATTTTTATTTGTCCATTTTATATAAATCATATATTATCCATTTTTAATAAATTATTGAGAAGAATGTTCAGAAACATATTCACGATATATGCTCTCGACTTGTTTAGCTGCAAGTTTTGCATCTTCAGCAGCTCTCATTAAAGCTTCTAATTTTTCTTTACTAAATCGGGGGCGTCCATTACTATTTTGAACAGCTACTTCACCGACACTTTCAACGGCAACTTCACCTGCATTTTGAACAGCTACTTCACCGACACTTTCAACGGCAACTTCACCTGCACTTTGTACAGCTACTTCACCAACACTTTCAACGGCAACTTCACCTGCACTTTGCGCAACAACTTCACTTACATTTTGAGCAGCATTTTCACCTGCACTTTGCGCAACAACTTCACTTACATTTTGAGCAGCATTTTCACTTACATTTTGAGCAGCAACTTCACCTGCATTTTGTACAACAACTTCTCCAGCACTTTGTGCAGCAACTTCACCTGCATTTTGTACAACAACTTCTCCAGCACTTTGTGCAGCAACTTCTCCTTCTAAATTAACATTTGTAGTTTCTTGTATCTCTTGTAAATCAATATCGTCACCAGATTCACTAGAAGTATCTTCATCTTCAGTAGCATAATCGTAATATTTCATAGTATTTTCATCATCAGTAGGTGTATGAAATAAATTATAGTCAGTATTTTCTGTAACTCCATTTTCTGATTTATCAATAACAACTAAACCTCGCAAAACTAAATCTGGATTATATCCTCTAGGTTTCATAAAAATACCTTTTAATTCTACTAATGGAACTACATAACAATCTTTTATAGATTCTAATGATACTTGATCCATATCAGAATTCATACATTGAATTTCATATTCATTTTTCTTTTGATTTATATGTACACGAGCACACATACTATCATCATCAATAATAGGATGATACATCTCCTTTATAACATTATTCGGAGGTCGTTTTGTATTAACAAAAGGACCATTTTCTTTCCACATATGGCCAAACCATTGTTCATGATTATTAACAATACCTTCAACTAACCATTGTTCTAAATTAGACATAAATTCTTTAAATTCAACATGTTTTTCATCAGCATTATTCAAACTAATTCTATAAAAACCATTTTTTGATGCATTTTGAATATCTGATAGAATACCATTTTCATTTACATAAATTTGTGGTAAAGCAAATTTTAAAGATATGTTTGGATTTTTAACATGTGTTATTATAGTTTCCCAAGATCCACCGACCAGTTGATCTCCTTTTTTAAATTCAAAATTTTCTAAATCAACAATATCAAAATCAGGAACTACTTCAGTATCAGAATCATAATCTGTTTCTATATTTGATGCCATGCGTTGTTATTATTAACTAAAAAAGATACTTAAATATAAACGCACAGGATGATTATTAAAGAAATAATTCATGATTTATTACATCATACACTTGATGAAGTAAGAAAAAAACATAACATGTCGCGTTTACAAAGTGATTTGATTGATCCAATTATTCAATATGCATTTGCACATCTTTATCCATATATTATCATAACATCTATCCTGTTTTTTTTAACATTTATTTTAGCAGTTAGTATTCTAATTTTTATACTTAGAATGAAAGATATTTGAATTTAAATGTTATATTTTAAACAATACTATATTTTACCTGTTTTGTTTTAATACTTTAAAAAAAAAAATATTAAAATTATATAATGAGTTCAAATAGATTATTGTATGATAAATGTAATTACGCTAAATTACAATCAGAAAGTGTTAACCAATTATCTTATATTCTTGATTCTAATAAATTTTTGACTAATTCACCATGTAGAATGGAACTAGGAATAGTCGGAGGTAATAATATTAGTAATATTAAAGGAAATATTACAGATATTGAAACGGATCTTAGAGGTATTACTAGAAATAATTCCAGATGTCCAATTAATAAAAATTCATGGATTGAAAAGAATGGACAAATTAAAATTCCCGCACAATTAGCTAAGTGTGAACTAGTTATTAATACTAAAAAACAACATTTACCACCATGCCAAATGATTAATTATGATCCTGTAGAATTACCTAAACAATACGATATGCCAAAATGTAAACCTCCGGCATATCAAATGCAATTTCCAAAAAATCAAATGTCTTAGAAAAAATATATGATGTAATTTTAATATGAGTTTCAACAGATTAAACTATGACATGTGCCAATATAAACAATCTATTAATGAATCAACTGCAGTTGGTAACTATATGCTCGCTACCCCATCTACATCGTGCGAATATAAATACCCAAAACCATCATCAATTAGATTACAAAAAGCAGGAAATAGTATTAATAGATCAATGCCACTAATTGATATTGATTCTAAACTCAAAAATAGAAATATTCCTGCATCAAAATGCAATATAGAATCATTCACTGATTTATCAAATAATTTAACACATTGGCCGGATTGTTTTCCAGATACTTTAGAATCGAGAACATCTAACCCAGCTTCTAATTTAAGAGGAACTGGTTTTGATAGATGGGAATATTTATGTTTTAATCCTCAAACAAAAGCAACAATACCATTTGCAAACAATGTTTCTAATAGAATTATTACAAAAGATAATCATAAACCATGTCTACCAAAATTAATAGATAATTCTAAATCATTACCAAATAATTCAAATAAATTATCGTGTAAAAAGACAACTCCTGTATGTTCAAATCCATAAACAAATTTATTTCATTTCAGACACTTTCGGTTTAACATATTTATCTACAAGATCTTGACCAACTACAACAGAAGCATCGTGTTGCGATTTTTTACCATTTATTACTGATTGACGAGCATGTATAATTTTATTCAATATTTCGTCATCACATTGAGGATCACAAATCATATCAAAACATTTCTCATATTTTGTATAAAAGGAATTATAAGTAGTCATTAACGCTGATTTACTAATTCCCTTTTCTCTAAATTCATTTCTTATTAAAAATAATTCTTTTATATCTTTTTCATCCATTTTATATAAATATTTTAGTTTAAGCTTTATGCTCTTTAAATAATTATTTATTTTATTTAGTCAGATTCAGAAGAATTAGACAATGTTAAAACGATTTCTCTAAGATCTTTCTTTTTTAAATCAGAGGAATAGGATTTTCCGTGCTTGTCTAATATCTCTTTTAATTCTAATACTTTTAAATTATTTATTTCTTTTTCACTTAATAAATTTAAATTTTTCTCTTTTTGATTTGATTTGTTGTCTAAGTTTATTCCATTTATTTCATTTACTTCGTCTACTTCGTCTACGTCATCTATTTCATCTACTTCATCTACTTCATCTACTTCATCTACTTCATCTACTTCATCTA